CAAGCTGTTGCAGCAGCTATGTCGATACTTAATAACGGCAACGTCGGGATCGGCATCACCACCCCCGGCTCCTCCCTACAAGTTAACGGTGGTGTGGCTATCGGGTATAGCGCTTCACAAGCAGCTCCGACTAATGGATTGATTGTGAGTGGACATTTGACATTGGAAGGGGTGACAAGTACAGGTGCAACAGGTACAGGATTACTTGTGTTCGGCACTTCTCCTACTCTTACGACAGCTGTTCTCGGTTCTTCAACTGCCACGACTCAAACACCTGCTGACAACTCAACAAAACTAGCTACCACCGCTTATGTTGATGCAGCGGTTCTTGGTCAGAACTTCAAAGAAGCAGCCGTGGTTGCGACTACCGCAAACCTTGTCGGGGTATATGCATCAGGCGTATTCACTTACACCGCTACAGGTACGAATGTCATTGACGGGGTAACACTTGCAGTAGGTAACCGTGTCTTAGTTAAAAATCAAACAACGACATCACAAAACGGTATCTATTCCGTCACTACCGCAGGAGCATTGGGGGTAGCGGGAGTACTTACTCGTTCATCTGATGCAAATACTTCTGGACAGTTTAAGACTGGTGATTCTCTCTTCATTCTTTCTGGTACGACACAATCAACCACCACATGGGCATACACAGGAGCAGACAGCCCAGTTATCGGCACTAATGCAATCACCTATGCACAAACAGCTGGTCAAGGGTCATTCACTGCTGGAAACGGCATATCAATAACAGGCAATTCCATTGCAGTAGATACGGCGGTAACAGCTACAACTGCCGCTAATCTTAGTTTCTTTGCTTCAACTACATCAGCTCAACTGGCAGGTGTCATTTCAGACGAAACAGGTACAGGGGCATTAGTATTTGCAACTTCTCCTACCTTAGTCACTCCTGCACTCGGTACGCCATCAGCATTGGTACTGACTAATGCAACAGGGCTTCCTGCTGCTCAAGTGCTTTCTGGTGCATTGGCGAACGGCATGACTGCTACCACTCAAACTGCAAATGACAACTCTACGAAGGTAGCGACTACTGCGTATGTTGATGGAAAGATTACCGCAGGCTCGCAAGCAACTACCTTTACCTTTGACGGAACGGGAACACCTGGAACAACTGGTTCAGTCACTATAACGATGCAAAGAATTGGCAATTTCGTTACATTATCTATCCCAGTTGTCACTACTACGACAGGTACAGGTAGTGTTAATCTAACTTCAAACACGGCGCTACCCGCTGGGTTCAGACCTAGTACCTATCCAAATACCCCTGTAACTATAATAGAGAATGGTGGAGCTAATATAATCAATGGCGTTGGAATACTGATTATAACTCCTACGGGATTGTTAATCTTTAACAGAGACGCTTCTGGTGTCGCCTTTACTGATAATGCAACGGCAGGTTCAAACGCTGCCATGGTTGCCAGTTACTACATCTACTAACACACCTAAAGACATATCACACTAACATGCCCGAAGACCAGATACAAAAGATATACGCCACTATCCTCGATGTGCAGAAGCAGGTCAGCGACATCAACCGCCAAACAGGAGAACAGACTGAAAAGCTCATCTCAATCGAAGCACAGACTATCAAGACCAATGGACGAGTTACTAAACTGGAAGGAATTACTAGTTCAATGGAAATAGTCACCGCAACAGATAGTGGCAAGAAAAGCGTCAGGACAGCCATTCAGGCAGCCATTATCGGAGTAATATTAACCGTATTAGCAGCGATTATCGCTAATAAACTAGGAGTATATATAAAATGAACCGCATACTACACAAAGAACTTATCCCTTCAACCGACGTTCGTTTAGGTCGTCACATCTTTCACGACTCCCTCTCAAAGAACTTCACCTTTGATACTACAGGGCTAAACCTTGTCAGTACCAAGCATCAACGTAATATTCCCATTCTTGACCAAGGGCAAGTCGGACGTTGCACAGGCAATGCTGGAGTTGGAGTATTAGGAACTTCTCCACATAATCTTTTGAATAATACAATTCTTCCCTTGAATGAAGATGGGGCTACCACACTCTATTCTGAAGCAGAAACCCTTGACGGTGATGGTCCATACCCACCGAACGACCACGGCTCATCTGGTCTTTCCATTGCAAAGGTATTACTTGCAAAAGGTTTGATTAACTCATACCAACACAATTTCACGCTTCAGGACACTCTTTTGGCTTTGACTCAATATCCTTTAATGCTCGGCACGAACTGGCATGCTGATATGTTCAATCCCGATGCCAGCGGTCAGGTTCACCCAATCGGTGCCATTGAGGGCGGACACGAGTACGAATGTAATGAGATTGACGTTGAGAACGGTCTAGTATGGTGCGATAACTCATGGGGAGACTCGTGGGGATTGCAGGGACGATTTTACCTTACATGGGAAGACTTGAACACATTGCTTCTTGAAAGCGGTGACTCAACGGTTCTTATTCCTCTTGGAATAGTCCCTCCTGTTCCTGTAGTAACACCACGAACCCTCTACATCACCACTCCGTACATGACAGGAGATGATGTAAAGCAGGTGCAAACAGCTATCGGAGCAACTGTTGATGGGATATTCGGACCACAGACAAAAGCATTAGTAGAAACATTCCAAACTGCTCACATACTTGTTGCTGATGGCATAGTCGGACCATTAACATGGAAAATAATCACCACCTAATATGAAAGCATTTATACAATGGCTCATTAGCCTGTTCTTCCCTACAGTGCCTCCTACAGCCCCTACGCCCGTCGTAGAGCCTGTTATCCCTCCAATAGCACCGATTGTACCTCCTGCACCGCAAACACCCTCAAAACTAGACCTGTGGATTAAAGGGGCAATTACTATGGAAGGGGCTAATCCTGCACATAATAACCCTGGCAATGTCCGCTATGTTGTAGGTACTTGGATGCAAAAACTGGCTACGGGTGAAGCAAATGGATTCTGTGTCTTTCCAACCTATGAAGTGGGGTATCATGTGTTAGAACAATTCTTCATCAATGCCGCTACGGGTAGAAGTCAAATCTATTCACCGACTGATTCACTCTTTAAGTTTTATTCAAAATATGCACCCGTAGGTGATGGTAATAATCCATTGGTATATTCTTCTTATGTTGCTTCAATTATTGCAAAAGATTATCCACTTGTAACCGCTAACACTTTAATAAAAGATTTAGTATACTAAAACCATGCAATCATCAATCACCACCACCAAGGGATATATCATCTCAACACTCATTACATTCTTAGCAGTATTCGCAACCGTATTCTTTACCCAGATTCAATTAACAGGATTCACCTTTGACCGCACATCATTGACTTCACTGGCTATCGCAGCATTGATTTCAGGCGTGCGCGCCGTGGCAAAGCTCATTGTAGAGCGTGCCGCAGGTGTCACCACCAGTCCTGTATCTATCGTTCCTCCTACATCAAGTTTGTAGCGACTTGCCCACGAACGGGCTAAATATGAAACCTTTAATGGTAACAATCTTCCTTGCTCTTGCTATATGCGTGTGTATCCCTAGCAGTACCGAGGCAGATAAAATAGAACCTCACCCCACGGGTAAAGCACGCTACATGCTCATAGCAGACGTTGAAAGTGCTAAATGGGGGATTTCCCCTATTCAGGTCAAAGGCGTGCTTAAAGCGGAGTCAGGCTACTCACAGACGGCTATAGGCGATAGGGGTCTTGCTCGGTCATGTGCGCAATACCACAAAGATACATTTAATCATTATGAAAATCTGTATTTCAAAACCAATGGTGAACATTTACAATACTTATCATGCACCGACCAGATAAAACTGATGACATGGCAGTGGAAAGTTTTCCCCCGTTCAAAACTAGAATGGAGCACGTATCGTAGGTTATACTTACCTCATGGCAGATACTCCTAAACGTGCATGGCATCATAAAAACCCGTACTCGGAGCGGTACTCAATTCCTGTCATTAAAGAAAGCACCTATCAGCAACGATTAAAAGTACAGAAAGAATGTGAACATATTAGTTGGCAGAAAGTCTACACCGATAACACCCACTGGAGGAAAGTATGCGATACTTGCCAAAAGCAATTCGATAGCGAAGTAACTGAAACCTTGCATGGTAAAGAAGTCATGTTATAATTGTAGTAGGAATTAACACGGGACTAATTCCAACTTGTTCATCACACTCTCTCAACTAAATAAATAGACAGTATATCTCACTTTTTTCTTCATATATTTTTTTACATCTCCCCGTTCAGTCTCCGACAAATACCGCTTCGGCGGTATTACTGACTAAACTGCCGTCAGGTGTAGGTGCATACCATACTCGGCTATTCGTACGATAGCTTAGTATTGTGTTCATCTAAAACAAAAACCGCCCAGTTATCACGTTGGGCGGTTTTCTTTATTGAATATTCAAATCGATAAAACTTTTATTTACGGTAAGTTTCAAAACGCTTGAGTAAGGATTAACCTTCATAACAGGACTAGCCTGTATATATACTTTATACTTCCTTTATTAAGTACACATTAAAGACGAATGTGGTATAATTATATTACATTATGATTACTAAGTCAATTAAAAAGGTCAAGAAAGTAAAGCCAGTAAAGAAGAAATCAACATGGTGGAAATGTATACCAGAAGGTTCTCATGGTACTGGAACAATGCAGAAACGATTATGGAAAGTAGTATCAGACACTGTAAGGATTAGAGATTTTTATAAGTATCGTAGTTGTATATCTTGTGGAAAGCGTTGTTTTGATTGGAAAGATATTGACTGGCAAGCAGGACACTATAATCCCTATTCAATTTGCCGAGGTTATTCAAAATTCGATATTGATAATATCTTTGGACAATGTAGTTATTGTAATCGTGGTTTCAATGGTGCTCCCGCAGGGGTTCATTTCAAAGAACAGATAATAAATCGCTATGGACAAGAACGTATGGATTGGTTACAAACATTTCAATCAATGCCATTAGAGAAAATGGATGACTATACTGTTGAAAAAATGATTTTAGTAATCGTTAAAAATATGAAGGATTTACCAGAACAACCAGACTACTACAAAACTGTTATAAAACGTGATACACTCTAATCGTATCTGCGGGGAGTCATCCCTATACAGCTTTCAAGCCGTAAACAGATATTCATATATTTGTTGGTATATAAAACCCTCCCTAAATCCCCCATGACGAGGGATTTTTGTATGCTATACTTATAGTAACGTCAATGGTAACCTAGGATATTCACCATTAAGACTTTGACTTATTCAGGTAGCCTTACTGTGTAAGTGACGACCGCTGTAATGTGAGTTATACAAGGCATAGGAAAGACCGTCACATGGATGACGGCTTTCTGCTTTTAAATACTTTTTCCACAGGGACAATCATTGCAGATGAGAGTATAATTATAGGAATGAATAAGTTGGAAGAAATAGTTGAAGAAGACTTTATCGACGAACAACAGGAAGAAAATCGTGAGGAATATCTACAGGCTGTTATGTCGCTCGGTATACCCGAAGACGAAGCAGAAGTATTTTTAGAAGATATGGGCTTATAACATGGAAAGCATTGCAGATTTAATCTTCATACCACAAGCCATTGAAAAGCCATTGAGCGAGCAAGAAAAACGATGGACACTGCATGCTTATCCACTATTTACTTTCTAATAGGTTTGGTATAATGTCTACGGCCTAGTATCGAACTGGGCGATATTAAAAATTAGCTTTGTGTACTTCCGCAGCACCATACTCACAAAGCGTGGTGTGCCGAAAGTATTCCTTATAAGAATGTCGAAACAACGTTATGTCCAAGATAGTTTTTGGACAGACCCCTATATAGAAAGTCTTGAAACAAAAGAAAAACTCTTGTTTCTTTACTATTTAACAAACCCACTTTGTAACATTGCGGGTATTTATGAGATAAGAAACAGTCGTATCTCATATGAAACAGGTATTGATGTGAAATCAATCGAGAAAATGAAACAAAAGTTTCAAAAAGACGGAAAAATTATCTATCTTGATGACTGGATACTCCTTATAAACTTTGCTAAAAACCAGTCTACTAACCCAAATGTCCTGCAAGGAATGCAAAGGCTTATAGACGCCTTACCAAGCCATGTAAAGGCTTTGGAAGGCTTTAGACGCCTATCACACTTTACTCTACTTAACTTAACTCTACCTAACCTTACGGAAACAGCAGTTGTTGCAACGAAGTCTGATATAATTAGTAGCATGTATAACTACACTCTCGTTGACGATGACGGAAATCCTATTGGTGGAAAAAAGAAACATATTAAAATCTCAAAGGAGGAAAACAACCTGCTCATAACTGTTGGGCTACTATGGCAGAAAATGGCAAGTGACGAACTTGACCTGCGACCAGAGGAAGTGGTGATGAAAAATATCTACTACCCTATCAGGGAAGTTTATAATCGTGAAAAATGGACTAAAGAGAATTATAAGGATTTATTTTCTTATTTCTTTGTAGATAAGAAAATCCCCGATGAAAGCAAGCTATCGTTTGATTTATGTCTTAGCCAGAAATATGTCGCAAAATTCAAACTATCACAACGGTCGAAAAACAACTCACAGACATCACTAGCTAGCGAGATTCGATTATGAACGAACAACTTACAAAACAATCAAGGTTATATGAGGAGGAATTACTGTCAAGGATAATAATGGCGCAAAACCATATTCCCCAAGTAGTATCACAAATATCAAAAGATGATTTTATTTATCATGGAAAAACATACCAAATAATTGTTGATGCGTTCCATAATGATAAGGATATAAATAGAGAATTGGTTACAAATAAGGTTGAACTGGGATTATTCACAAACACTTCTTTTCGAGATATCCGATCGACCATCAGAGACTTGAAAGAAATATCGAATGCTTATCGTTTATGGAAAGTCCTTTTGCTCAATTCTGAAAAAGTACCAATGGAAAACGTACCCACTTTTGCTTCAGAGGTACAAAAGGAAATAATCAATGCTGTAAATACGGTAGAAAAGGAAAACTCATCAGTTGTTTCGATTGTAGAAGACTGGAAAACAAAAAAAGAAGAATATATAGAGAGATATAAGAATGGGATGAAAATAGTCGGCATATCTACTGGATACGATGAATTAGATAAAATCATTGATGGTCTACGCCCAGAACATTTATGGATTATTGGTGGATATACCAATACAGGTAAAACGTTCGCCAGCCTTAACATCGTTGCAAACTTAATACGACAAGGAAAGCGAGTGGTGTTTTATTCACTTGAAATGAGCACCGCTGATATTATTTCTCGATTAGTTGGTATTATGACAAAGACGAACGGTAATTCAATAATGAAAGGTTTTGGAAATGAAGAAGCTATAAGCAAGTCATTGGAAGAAATAATCAATTCTAAACTTTCAATCCACACTAAAAAATCTACCCTTGAAGAAATAGAGTATTCAATGTACGAAGAAACACTAAGCGACAAGGTTGACTTATTTATTGTTGACTTTGTGCAGCTTGTTGCGGTTAAAAACGCAAGAAGTGAGTATGAAACAATCACCGCCTCCGCTCTAGGTTTCCAACAGGCCGCCAAGAGATTGAAGACAACAATCATGTTGCTTTCTCAGATATCAAACGATGGCGCAAAAAACGCTAGCGACAGTATTATGAGCTTTAAGGGTTCAGGGGCACTTGGAGCAGCCGCAGACTTAGCGATTGAGATAACCAATGCGGAAGATGACAAGACTGATTGGAAAAGAAAGCTTGAAGAAGGACAGGCGGTTGAAATGAAATGGGCAATAAAGAAAAACCGTCATGGGCGTGTTGGAGCATTGTATATGGATTTCATGGGAAGTAATGGAACGTTTACTTATATACCAGTTAATAAATAATTATGAAAAAAAACGAAATACAAGTTACAGAAGAACTTATACGATTAGCAAAAAAGCACGGTCGTGGAAAAGAAGGAAAAATACTTGAACAACATTTATTGGAAGTCAGGCAAGAGCTGGAACCTGTACCTGATGGAGCTGATAGAATTAGAAGACTTAAAATATAAGAAATTATGAATCCAAACAACTAAACACACAATGAAAGAATTAAATTACAAAAAAATGATAGAGGAAGTGAACGACCTTGTTCAGAGCGACTTCATGTTCGATATGGACTGCAAGTCAATGCACGAACCGCACACGTTCACCTACGAGGAAAGCGAGGAAATGCGAAAGATACTCTTGAAGATATACACCATTGCCCACTGCACGACATGCACCGCCTGCCAAACGAAGTATTTATCTCAACCCGCCACGACCAAGGGGGAGTGAGTTATCCCCAGTTTTGCACTGATACCTCTTGCAGCATGTAAGTAAATAGTATATGATTAAGAAGTTACCAATTAACAACAAATATATGGCTAAATCAAATCAATACGCACAAGACACCGAACTGGAGCGAATGGAAGCAAACGAATACGATAGGGAAATAAAGATACTGGAGCAGAAACGCTTTGAGCAAATGCTCGGAGGAAACACGCATGTAGACTTAAGCTTTCGTGAAGCGGTACTAGCAGACATCGAGATTTACAAGCAAGGACGACTGGAGTACTAGCATGGAAATAAACGACGAACAAATGGACTTGCTCGAAGGCTACTACTTTGAACACTATGCCAAGCACAACGAGGACGAGGCAGGGTGCGAGAGATGGATTGAGGGACTGGAAGATTACGAGATAGAAAGTATCTTGAAAAAGATAGAGTTACAAAATGGAAAATAATACCTACATCTCATGGCAGGAAAAATCCTTTTTAGTAGAGATTCTCCATGACAGCATGAAAGAACCAAACCTATCAAAGACCGCACAGGCAGTCATCATGGGAATTATTCAAAAATTAAACACAATCGAGTAACAATATGACAGACGAACAAATCCTAAAATTGCACGAACCGTTGCCAACTTGGGCAGTGAAACCACACCCTGTAAAAAAGAACATGTCCTCAATTCACCCTATGGCAATCGTAGACCGTTTGAATGAAGTATTCGGTATTGGATTGTGGGAATATACCGTTACCTATATTTCTTGCGACAAGGAAAAGCAGACAGTCAAGGACTATAGCAATGACGGTGCAACTAAGGAACGAACAGTATACATGTCCGCCGTCAAAGGTCGATTGGAAGTAGAGCCATTTGGCATTATCCTTGAGCAATTCGGTGGCAGTACCAACGATGACAAGGGGGATAGCTTGAAAGGCGGTGCAACAGACGCATTGACCAAAATAGCCTCTTATCTCGGCATAGGGGCATCTATCTACAAAGGACAAGGAAACGTGTCGCTAGAGGGCACACAGCCCCTCACAGAGGCATTTGAAGAACCGTTTATCAGTCATAATGACCCTATCTAATATGGAAAACCCAGAAATACAATTTGCTGATGGCATGAACTTCAAAAACCGCCATGAAAAAGCACCAGAAAGCGTCAGAGGTTCAGTCTACTTTGATGTCAAGAAGTTCAAGCAATTTCTTGATAGTAACGTAGACGAAAAAGGTTATGTGAACGTCAAAATGATGAAATCTATGACCAAAGGAACGATTTACTTCATTCTTGATACTTGGAAGCCAACAAAAACACCCGAACAGCAACAGGAAGCTAAGGAATACAATGAAACCAAGTACAAACATCCCGACCCTAATGTACAACTAGCAAACGAAAAAGCGGCACAAGAGCTATTCAATCAGCCATTATCAGAAGAGGAAGAGTTCCGTCTTTCCCAACAGCCTTTCTAATGAAATCACTCCAAGACCAGATAGTCGCATGGCTTGCTCGGGACGAAAATAAAGGAATTTGGTTTCCCAAAGGAAAACTAACTGATGATATGAGTTGGCAATATGTCGAAAAAGGACAGACGAAAACAGCAATGTCTGATACGGTGTCAAGAAAGCTTAGATTATGCGAAGAGGAAAAACGGATAGCGGTGAAGCCGTACGGAGAGTCAGTGCAATATCGCTTCTTGCCAGTCGAAAAAAGACCCTTGTACATTCCAACTAGTGAACGGGCAGAGGGAACGCAAGATATAATTTTCCACTTAGATGAAATGGAAGAACAACCAAAGAAAAGAACAAACGTTCAAAATAATTCAATCCACCTTTATCTTGATTTACTTTCTAAAGAATTAAATAACGCTGGTTATGATATGAAAAAGGTATTGAAACCAGAAGTGGATATACCGTGGTCAACCACCCTTGCAAAGGAGTACTTATGGAAACCAATTCAAGAAGCACTACTACGCAAGAAAAGCACCACTGAACTTGAAACATCAGAAGTATCACAAGTCTACGAAGTTCTCAATCGGCACTTAGGTGAGAAACTAGGGATACACGTTGAATTTCCAAGTCAGGAGAATACTGAAAGTTACTTACAAAGCATTAAAGATTAACAGACATATAAACAACTATGAAGAAAGAAACAGCACTATTTATTATATTTACCGTAGGATTCCTAGCATATTGGTGGACAGCGATTGCACGAGAATTACCATTCACGCCCGCACGCTACATACCGTTCTTTGCATTAGGATTACTGGCACTCATATTTGAAATAGCTTCTCTATTAAGTTAGACCATGACTAAACCAAACAAAAGAGAGCGACTGAACTATTACGAAGAACCCGAAGTCATTGCCTACATCGAAAAACACTGTAAGCAAAAGACATCATGGATAAGGAAAGCAACCTCAGAACTAATGAAGCGTGAGTTATCAACAGCTAAGGGTAAATAGCCATTGCAGACGTATGTAAATAGCGTATACTATAAGAGTAAACAAATTATAAATAATAAACAATAAATATATGACATCACACTTAGTTGAACTCGCAATAGAAATCATACTCCTCTATATCCTCTACCGTATCAGCAAGCAGGAGCAGAGAATCACCGTGCTGGAATACAAAAATGAACCAAATCTTTCAGCAGATAACATCAGAGAAGCAATAAAGCAATTAAAATCATCTAAAGTTGATACCTTTGTAGATAAGATAGCCGCCGAAGAAAAGAGAATGAACAAACTTACAAACCTTAGTAAAAACTCAAAATTCTATAAAGAAAATAAGCATAAACTTATAGAAGTCCCAAAGCTCCCTAAGTCAAAGAAGCGAAATGGATTACCACAAAAACGTAATCGTAAACCTAAGTCTAACCCCACAGAGTATTAACATGAATAAAAAAGACTTCTACAAAAAAGCAAAAGAAAAGAATATCACTTTTTCCTCTTACGCAAAAAACATCATTGAAAAGATTGACTTTACTGCCAAGAAACAGGAAATTGTTAGCAAGACAGTGGCTGAATTAGGATTTGAAAATAGTGCAACCTACAAGGAAATTATTGAAAAAGCCGGTACACAGGGATTGGAAAAAATACACCCTGCAAACTTTCTTGAATATATCCTTGACTATACTGGTGAATGGATAGTTTGTTGCATGGAACCGACTGTTGATTCTGGTGGCGGTCCTAGCCTCTTGGACGCGTACCGTCGCGGCGATGGTCGGTGGCTCTACGCGTTTTGCGACCGCCCTGACGATCGGTGGGGTCGTGATAGTGGCTTCGCGTTTGCCGTTTCGCAAGTACTTGATACTAAAGCCCTTGGCACTTCCTTGGAAACTCAGCCCTTAGAACTTCCCGAGCTGACTGATGAAGTAGCGATTGCACATCTGAAGAAGAATAATTATCGAATCACAAAGTTAATCGAAACAGAGTTTTAATATGACTACCGAAGAAAAAGCAGAACAATTAGCAAGAAAGACAATGAAATCAAAGTAACAATGACTTCTACAAAGCATACAGAACCATTGATTATTGATATTTCCACACCAAGAGCAGAACCCCTACAGGCGGACTTGGAAAAGACACCAACAGAAAGACGATTAGCAGGAGAAAAGAGCGACTTTGAACTGTACTGCGAACAACATCCGTTAGCCACACCCACCACAGGCGATATGAAAAATACCTTCCCAAATAACTCTGACAAAAAATGGAAAAGAAACTTTATAGAATTATTTGTTGATACGGATATAAGCACCGAAGCAGCACCAAACGGCTGGTGGCAGACAGACTTAGATTATCCACTGGACGCAACACCAGAAAACGTAATGAACTTTATTGAAAAGTTACTCAAATCCCAAATCACCCTCGCCACCAGACGTGCATATGAGAAATGCTTGGAGGGGAAGGACAAGGTAAATTTATACAACTTTGAAGATGATAGAGTACATGCTGTTTCAGTAGATTTTATCAAGGCACTGTTAAGCGAGGAAAAGTAGATGAGAATACTAAACTTATATGCAGGAATAGGTGGAAATAGAAAATTATGGGGCGATGAGCATGAAGTCACGGCTGTGGAATATGACCCAGACATAGCGAAAATCTACCAAGACCATTTTCCAAAGGACACTATGATAGTCGGCGACGCACACCAATATCTCTTAGACCACTATAGCGAGTTCGACTTCATCTGGTCCTCTCCACCATGTCCCACGCACTCCAAGATGATGCTCACGAACCATTTGAACCCATACAAGGACAATTCAAAGCAGATAGCTCATGGAGGTGGCAAGAAACTGCAGTATCCCGAAATGGAACTCTATCAGGAGATAATACTGCTCGACACCTACTTTAGAGGGTACTATGCGGTAGAGAACGTCATAGGGTACTACGAGCCGCTGATAGTGCCACAGAAAGTGGGCAAGCACTACATCTGGGCGAACTTCCCTATCGAGCAGAAGGACTTTGGTGACAGAGGGCATCACAGCAAGGTCGCGGGACTTGAAGAACGAAAAGGATTTGACCTATCAATCTACAAGGGAATCGACAAGCGAAAGATTTTGAGAAACTGCACCGAACCAGAACTTGGCGAATATATATTCAGTTTATTACCCAATCCTAACCACCTATAGAGTATGAAAGATACAAACAACGCAGAAAAATGCACTCGATGTAACTCACCCTTTCTCCATTATGAGCACAAGCACATTACAAACAAGGGAGTATTCCACACGAATTGCTACCAATGGACTATTAAAAACCCTGTAATTGATACTACTGAAACTATTTTGGATACAGACCTTGGTAAGGACATCAATGTCCCTAGCACTCCAAATACAGACTGGGCTGAATTAGATTGGAAACTATGGATTGAAGTAATGGAAGATTACTTAATGACCGCAGAATTAGGGCACTTAGTGAAAGACCAGAAAGCATATAAAGACGAAATGCGGGCAAAATATGCAAAACTTATGGACTTCATCCGTCAATCCCACACCTCCCTCGCCCGCACTATCCTTTCCGACTTGATGGGAAACTTGCAGAAATTGGCAGACGATTATGAAAGTGACGATATTATTCGTGCAAAAGAAAATGTTGAGCAGTACTTTAACGATAACCACGGCATATCGCCAGAGGAGTAGTAATTATGATTTGTCCAACATGCGGAAAAGATACTGATAAACTTACCAAAGACCATATAATTCCAAAATGGCTCATAAATAAGATTTCAGGACTTGGTATAAAAATGAAGGAAAAATATAAAGGACAAAGGATAAAAATGATATGTGACAATTGCAATAATAAAAAAGGAGGGATAGTTGATTATTCAATAATCGAAGTTAGGGAATATATGTGGATTGTAACGGAAGAAATACGCAAAGAAATAAGTAAACATCAATAAGCAGTTTATTAGATTACAAGCATAACGAGAACAATATGAAAAAGAAATGGTCTGAAATGACTACCGAAGAAAAAGAAGAACACCTGAAACGTGGTGCTAAGAAGTTTGCGGAAGATTTCACCGAAGTGTTTGAGGAATTGAGCAAGGAATAAAAAAGCCCTAGTTAATTAGTCTAGGGCTTCAATCATTAGTTTAAATTATTACCGCATATAGTATGCGATTATTATAGGGAACAAATAGTCATGCAATAAGAGAAATAGGCGTGCGATGTAATAGTGAAGTTGTTCCATAAAAAAGAGCATGATTTGTTTCCACTATCATTGTACACCATGATAATAAAGTTGTAAAATAGAGTTATACACTTGTTCATTCAAACCCTAATTAAATAACTATGAAAAATGACAACTATCATTTGTCGAACTGGCTGGTGTTCCCAGTGCTTCGAAGCTCACCGACCCCAAAAGGGAAATTACTTTTTAGTATACGGGCAATACCGAGGAGGATACTACGCCCGAGAAGCCATGAGAAGTGGGATAAGCGGGTATGTTCCATGTCTTTTCATGCTCGACCAAGTGACTAAGGACGGTATCTGTGTTGTCTCCACTGTTTGTTGTATTCATGGTTGCGGCATAGAATATCGCCACAGTAAAACTGACCACAAAATGGTCTACGGTGTTATCCCTGACCGGTGGAAAACAATCTACCTCCCTATTGCCGATTGGAATGGACTGGTAATGTACAAACGTGACCCATTCTACATGGTATGATGTATAAAACCCCTCATTATGAAAACTATTGAATACATCGGCAGTATCACCATCATCACATTTGTTATCTTTATTTGGTTCATTCGTATCACAGGTAAAGAAAAACACCTCAAAGTAGTTCACCGTCAATTGGAACTATTTTAACCATTCAAACTCCTTGTTCATCAGAGGAGTTTTTGTATATGAAAATATGTGGTATAATTCCTACATGGATATAACAAAACTATCCGACGTAGAGCTCAAAGCATATGCGTATGATACGATTTCTATAATCGAAGTAAATCAAAAAAACTTACAAGCATTAAATGCGGAAATCAAAAACCGCCACAATACCAAAATGGAAAACGAACAAATCAACCCAGAAGTATCACCTGAAGCTGTAGAAGCTCCTGTAGAGACTCCAACAGAAGAAGTGGCAGAAACTCCTGTAGAGGAAGTGAACATTGCTCCTGAAACGTCTGAGGAAGTCACAGAAGCTCCTATCGAAGCAGTAGCATAGTGTCTATCCCCCAAACATTTGATTTTACTAATACTTGGTGTAGCAATCATAGATATTATTTACGCATAATGTGAGGGGATATGGACGGTATCAATTTATGGAAAGACTATTAACCCCACAACAAGAATTATTCCTAGCTGAATATGTAAACCCAAAATCACCTAACTTTGGCAATGCAACGCAGAGTGCCTTAAAGGCAGGATATTCGCAAGAATATGCAGAAAATATCACGCACCTAATGCCTGACTGGCTATCGGAAAATATCGGTGACATGAAACGCTTGAGAAAAGCGGAGAAAGTACTTGACAAGACATTAGATATGGAAGCTATCAGTGATGAGGGAAAGGTTGATACGAGCCTGCTTACAATACAGAACAAGACAGCTCAATTCTTTGCTGAAAGGCTCAATAAGACCAAGTACTCAAGCAGAAACGAACTGACTGGCGCAGACGGGCAACAAATAACACTAAACATTGTAAATTATGATAGAGCTGACCATTCCCTACCAATACAATCCGAAACCCTACCAAGTTGATTTCCTATCAGCTCCCCAACGGTTCAAGATAGCGGTATGGCACAGACGTTGCGGCAAATCAATGACTGCCTTAAATCAGCAGATACAACGCACACAGCTAAAGAAAGGCATTTACTACTATTTCCTGCCAACCTATCGTCAAGCCAAGGCAGTTTGCTTTGATAGCTTAGTGAAGAACCACGTTCCAAAAGAGATTGTGGACAAGATAAACGAATCAGAACTGGCTATCTACTACAAAAACGGAAGCATTCAACGATTTGCAGGGTGTGAGGACATAGATAAGCATCGTGGTATTAACCCAATAGATGTTGTCTTTGATGAATACTCAGAAGAACCAGAGCAGATGTGGACTGCCGTTATCCAGCCTATCCTCCGAGAAAACCACGGAACAGCTACATTTATCTTCACCCCTAAAGGCAAGAACCATAGCTGGAAACTCGTCGAGATGGCAAAGGAGAATCCTAACGAATGGTATATCTCAATCAAATCAGTAGACGATACAAATGTATTTGATGAAGCAGAACTCGATGAGATTAAACGCAACACGCCACAAGCATTATTTGACCAAGAATACCGATGTTCATTCCTTGAAGGAGCAGGACAATTCTTCAAACGAATACACCAGAACACCTACCCGAAAGACTACATGCTCAACGACGAGGGTGAATACCAATTAGGAGTGGACTTGGCGAAGTACAATGACTGGACAGTCTTGACCCCGTTTAACTTAAATACCTTTATCGTCCACCAACAGGAACGATTCAACCAGATTGACTACAACCTGCAGAAAGCAAAGATTGAAGCAATGGCACGCAGATTTAACAACGCTCTTATCATGCCTGATTCCACAGGCGTAGGCGACCCAATCGTTGAGGATTTGAAAGCCAGAGGATTGAATATCTGTAACGATGGTGCAGGATTCAAGTTCACTGAAACATCACGCCAAAACCTTTTGAATAACCTAGCAATCCTTTTGGAACAGGACAAGATTAAAATCCCCGACGATGAGGGACTAATAAGTGAACTGGAAGCTTTTCAATACTCATTGAGTGAGAACGGCAAGATTAAAGTCAAAGTCCCCGAAGGACTGCATGACGACAGAGTTATGAGCCTAGGGTTAGCGGTATGGGGAGCAAACCAGCCAATCAGACCTGACCTGTTCACCGCTGGCAGAGTACAGCGTAACCGTGAGCGTAACGTAAACTACACATGATTATCTCTATCAGGAAGTCACAATTATTTATTACTGACCCAGCCATACGCTTTGCCAAGGAGTACGGCTTGCCAAAGGAAGCATGGAACGAAGTGTGGAAACGCTACAAGCTGTTGAAATACTCCAACAGCGATATTAGGGATTACTTGTTCATAAAACACGCACGCAACCTTAGCTTTAGCACCATGGACAGGTGGCTGAAAAGAGGCGAGCTGTATGCCATTGCGAAACCATTGATTGCCATGGGCGTAGTGCATGTAAACTCCGTTATCTTCAAGGACTATGAGGAATATGTCATGAATGAGCTTGTCAAACCACTTAAAACTGGTGCGAAACGCAAAGCGGAAAGTATCTTATAATATAAGGCTTTATTTCATTTTACTGCTAATAAACGAGTAACCATAACGATGTTTGTGGTATTTTTTATTCAATGCCTTTCAAAGACCCTGAAAAATATAAAGAATGGCATAAGATATACATGAGGGAGCATAGTAAGACTGAAACTTACAAAGACTATCATAAGAAATATCGCTCACCCAACCAAAAAGAGTACCTTCGAAACTTACGAAAATCTGTTGTAGAAGCACTTGGAGGAAAATGTGTAAGATGTGGCTTTGATGATATTCGTGCTTTGCAAATCGACCATGTTAATGGCGGTGGTGTTAAAGAATTAAGAAACAAGACATACAAAGGAAGTTATCACAGTAATGTTCTTAAAAGTTTTTTAGCAAAAGAAAATAAATATCAATTACTTTGTGCTAACTGTAACTGGATTAAAAGGGTCGAAAATAACGAAATAAGAAAAATAATAACTTAACATGCCTCCATTCCTGCAACCGCCAACTCCACCACAGAATATATACGCACAAATCCGTTATGAGGTAGACCAGTTCCTTTATAACTTCATCTCTCCCGTGCCTGGCTATGCGTTCAATCAGTACCAAACATTGAAACGTATCTTTTTGTACCTCTCAAACCGCTATGAAAACGGTTCATTCTATCTTGGGCGTGAAAAGCTGTTCTTTAATGTCATCACTCCCCCTGTGGAAGTTGCTACCAAGATGCTTTCGGTTGACCCAAAGAACATCAAATTAATTCCAACAGACGCAGAAAGCTATTTTCCTACCTATTTGTTGGAAAAAGAGTTAAGACAATGGCTCAAGAACGCCGATATGGGCAAGGTATTGAACCAAATAGCAGAAGAAGCACCACGATATGGTTCAGTTCTCCTAGAAAAGACCAAAGACGGTGCAAAAGTCTGTGACTTACGTCGAACTATGCTTGACCCGTCAGTTGATAACGCTGTTGATTCACGCTTTATCACCACCATTCACTACATGAGTGATTATGACCTTAGAAAGAGTGGCTGGGACGAAGCAGCGATTGAACTAGCTATTGAACGATTTGGAAACACCCAAGCGGCTCAGGCAATGGAAGACTATTCAGGCAACCTGAACGTCATGCGTTCATCTCCACAGATTAAAGTCTATAAACGATACGGTGAAGTACCTGCTCACTGGCTTGATGACAAAGCTCAAGTCACCTACACGGGACAATCAGCCAAAATGGTACGGGCGTTGTTCATCTGTGCCGGACCCGATGTCTTGCAACGCAACACCAGCGGTCAAGTCGTTGGTGAACTCGGTGTCACACTCTTCAAATCAGTATGGCGTGGTGAATATCCTTTCAAAGACTTCCACTACACCAAGATTAAGGGGCGTTGGCTCGGTATGGGCGTGCCTGAAATGCTCTTTGATGTACAAACACGCTTCAATGAACTCAAAAACCAGAAACGTCTGTCAATGGAGCTTTCAACGCTTCACCTGTTCCAAACAAAGGATAAATCACTTGTTCGCAACGTCTTAACCGACCTTGAAAACGGTGACATCATGTTCTCACCCAACGGCGTAGAGCCAGTAGCTAATGAGGAACGCAACCTGCCAGCCTTTCAGCAAGAAGAAGAAAGCTATTCTGGTCAGGTCGATAAGCTATCGTTTGCATACGAAGCTATCAGAGGACAGAACCAGCCTGGCGACCAAACACTGGGCGAAGTGCAGATTCAAATTGCTTCTGCCACGGGCGTATATGGTTTCAAGAAGAAGAACCTACGCTACTTCCTCAAGGATTTCTTCAATGACCTTGTACTCCCACAGCTCATCAAGGACATGACACCAGAACATATCATGCGATTCACTGGCTCTTCACAGGAAATAGACAAACTCGATGCCGCAGCGGCCGAACTCTACGCCAACGAGGTGATTATCAAAACAGCACTCTCTGGTGGAAAGGTAGACCAAGGATTGCAAGACGCAGCCCGTCAGAAAGCCATCAAGGAATATCGCAAGAATGGTACTAATAGATTCTTGAAAATTAAGGAAGAGTTCTACAAGGATGCTTCATTTGAGTTTGACTTTGATATTGAGAATCAGGACAGTGACCCAAATACAATCCTCCAAGGTATTCAAACACTGTTCGGGTTCCTGCAAAACCCCGCAGTATTGCAAGACCCTAGACTTAAAATGCTGTTCTATCAAGCCGCTGAACAGTTCGGCATTAGTCCCGCCGAGATGGAATTAGCAGATGACCAAGCAACGCAAATGCAACAGAACGGTCAATTACCAACTTTACAAGCCCAACAGCCACAGCAACCCCAGCAACAGCCTCAACAGCAACCGCAGGGTCAGCCACAGCAACAATAATCATGGATAACACATACAACAAATACACCGTTGGACAACAGCCTGTCGGAAAAGAAATTGAACCGATTGCTATTACTCCACTGAACGAACAAAAGTACGAAAAGAAAGGATACGGTGAATCTATCTATGCTGACGACACACGCAACGACAAAGGTGTGCCTGATGACGATGATAGTTACAACGCATCAAAGGTCGCACGGGACAGTCGGGAAGAAGAATCACAAGGCATCTAATGAAAACAATCCCCAAACGGTTTCTCGATGACCCAGAGTGGTATCGAGTCGAAGAAGTTATCAGCGAGTTCATCACCCCGCTTCTAAACATCAGAGACATTGACATCACCGCAAAGTCAGAAGATGTCAAAGCGGAAGTGATAGGCAAGCTCAAAGCCTTTGAAGCGTTAGAGGGATTCATCACGAGCCGAGGATTGTCGAAGTCCGACAGATTAACAGAAAATAAGGAAAACATATTCAAATGAAACTAAACGCAAACAGTCCCGTTCAAGGTGGTGCAGCAACTATCGGAACAGGATACATTCCAAACACCAGTGCAAACGTCAGCGTGGACAATGCCGGCACGGACCTGAACATTTCAGCAAGCGAAGCGAACCTGTCTGCCAAGTACAAGTATCCTCACGTTAGTCAGGACACCGTACCGGAAGACTTGGTAGCGAAAGCTGGCTCAAGCATCTAGCGCCTTTGAGGGCTTAGCAGAGAACACCTCATTTAAAAACTCTGCATGTGATACCGATTCACTTTAACAACGGACTAATTTATAGCTTATATAAATATGGAAACTGAATACGACTTGGACGGCAACCCTATAGATGCCCCAGCAATCCCCGCTGGTGAAACATGGGAAGAACGTGCAAGCAGGCTCGAAGCAACGAATAAAAAGTTGTACGAGCGTACCAAGAAAGCCGAAGCGGAAGCGAAAGCTGTCCGTGAAGCAATCGAAGTGAAACCTGCCATTAGTGATACAGTAGCTCCCATTCAACCCATTCAGAAAGCGTCTGACATTCTCAAGGCTGACGAGTTCAAGCTATACCGTGCTGGCTATACCGAATCAGAAATTGATTTGATTATGCACAACGGCGGAGCAAAGCTCTTGGAAGATAAAACCAATCCGTTGGTGCTTGGCTTACAGGCAGCAAAGGAACAGCGTGGTGCGGAAGATGCCGCCAGTGCAGTCTCAGACTCGTCTGGACTCTCCGACATTGAACGAAAATACACCGAGCAAGACATGCGTAACATGAGTGCGAAAGATTTGGAAAAGCTACTGCCTCACGTCATTAAATAACCTTAACAACTTATGGCAACAGCAGCAGCATCGTTAATAACACCCGTACAGGTTTATTACGACAAGGTCTTTCTAGACCGAGCCAAGATTGAGCTTCGTCATGATTTCGGTGCACAGGTAAAGAACGTACCGCTTAACAGTGGTGCAGTAGTCCGATGGACTCGCTTCTCTCCTCTCGCCCTTATCACGACAGCTTTATCAGAGGCGACTAATCCTGCAGAAGTGGCAATGACCGCTACTCAGGTATCTGCTACATTGGCTGAATACGGAAACGTGACAAACGTTTCTTCACTGTTCTCAATGACTCAGATAGATGTAGACCTCAAGGAACACATCGAAGTTCACGGACAGAACGCTGGCGAATCAATCGACCAGCTTATCCGCAACGAACTGCACTCAGAAGCAACTGCACAAGTTGTTTCAACAGCACAGGCTACTATTACTACCAACACAAACCTTACAGATATTCACTTGACCGATATTTTCACTGGTCTTGAAATCCGTAGAGCAGTCCGAACATTGAAGCTTAACAAGGCTCAACGTTTTGAATCAGGCTTGTATCGTGGCATTATCGGACCAGCAAACAGTTACGACTTGTTCGGAAACAGTGAATGGCTCGATGCACACCGCTATACGACTTCTGATGCTATCGAGCGTGGTGTTGTAGGTAAATTGCACGGTGTTGAATTCGTAGAAACAAATAACCAGTATGTCGCTATCTCAGCAGGTTTCAGTACCTCAACGACAAATACTGCTAACGTGTACTCTACATTCATCTTCGGCAAAAACGCCTACGGTGTCGTTAATCTTGGCTCTATCACAGCCCCTACGGTGATTGTGAAGAACCCAGGTCCTAACGATACTAGCAACCCTCTAAATATGTTCTCAACAGTTGGATGGAAGATGCCTTTCGCAACAAAGACATTGAACTCTAACTGGATTGTTGAAATCAAGAGTAGTACCGCTGGAGCGAACACCGCTACGTTCTAACGTATACGGAGTTTATCCACAGATTTACCACACTTCGGTGTGGTATTTTTGTTTGTTGGTGTATAATTCCAGAATGGAATCTATAAAGACACTTACGCTCCCGCAAGGTTTTGACATTGATATATTGTTCAAGAACGGAAAGATAGGCTATACGTTCCAGTACGAGGGACAGAACTACGGCACCGCTATCAGACCAGAATCAAAGAAGGTTGCTGATATTGCAGCGGCTTGTCTATTACTTCTTATAAACGCCGCCGAATCATACAAAGAACTAACCAAAGACAAGACGATTAAAAGCCCTTACAACAAAAAACATGGAAAATAACCCAATAACCAGAGTCTTCCCAGACTTCCAAGATGAAGTGATGAAAATTGACCCACGACTAACGATTGAGGTTAATGAAAATAGAAAAGATATTGCAAATATCAAACTAGATGGCACTGACATTTGTCCTATTCCACGTTTTGAAATACGAGATTTTCATGATGCCGGTTATACATCTGAATTACCCAATGGAACAAGAGCACCGCACCGTTCAAAGGAAGAGGCAATCAATATGATTAAGCAAAAGTTGGATTTTATCAAGATACCGGAGAACGCAGACATGTTCCATGGCAGAAACGTCTAGTATGGATGAGTTTGATAAAATAGGATTAGTTTATACATCAAAACTAATAAATACTGGCTTAATACCACGAACATATATTATTCGCCAAAGGGGTAAGAAGAAAGTAAAGGTTGAAGTAACCGATGAGTTTGCAAGAAGTGAAATAAATCTAATACTCGATACTCTAGATGAGCAAATTAATGAAAAATAAAATGCACATTAATATTTGTAATTATGAAGAACCACGATACAACGGCATACTCTCAAAGTTTGCCTATAAAATGCGTGACGAGCTTGAAAAGGTCAAAGGAATAAAGGTTACAGTGTCAAACAAGCCCGACCCAAAGGCTGACATCAATCATCACATCAACTACGCCTCATACCAGCCAGTAAAGGGAATAAACACCCTCATGGTGACGCATATCGACACTCCCTCAAAGATAATGAGCCTCAAGAACGGCATGAAGACAGCTGATATGGGCATCTGCATGTCTGACGACACCAAGGACAAGCTGATAAATATGGGATTTGACGCTAAGAAGCTCACCACTGTACTTCCTGCACATGACGGGGTGCCACGCAGACACCAAATCGTTGCTATTTTAACCAATGTATACCCCGACGGCTGCAAGAGAGCCGAAATGCTAACCGAATTAGCCAAGACCTTGGACAACAACCAATGGGCATTTAGAATCATGGGTTCTGGCTGGGAGGAAATACTGACTGACTTGGTTGCTAAAGGTCTGCAGGTGGACTACTTCCCCACGTTCGATAACGCCACGCACAAGGCTATTCTGGACTCAAGCGACTATTCCCTCTACTTCGGCATGGACGAGGGTTCTATGGGGCTTCTGGACGCTAAAAACGCTGGTCTGAAGCTCATTGCACCTGACACTGGCTTCAATATCGACATCGGCATTGACTATCCGTTTGAAACGCAAGAAGAACTGAACGAAATCTTTGCAAAGCTCAATTACAACCCAGTCAGTCGTTGGACATGGGACACTTATGTAGAACAGCATTTGAATATATGGAAAAAACTGAAAAAAAACTAAAAATCAATTTGGGTTGTGGTCTCGATTATAAAGAATCAACCAAGAATGTCCGTTGGATAAATGTAGACAATAAGTCTATGTTTCCTGATGCAAAAGTTGATAATTACGATGATATAAGGAACTTGTCTTTATCATACGAGAATAGGGTTGATGAAATACTAATATCTCATGTTGTCATGTATTTGCGACCAGAGGAGTTACAACAATTGCTCACTCGATGTTATATCTGTCTCGTGGAGGGTGGCATGATAGAGATTGAAACCATAAACTTCGACCAAGTCATGGACTACGCAAAGCAGAACGACAAGTCATACGGTCTTGATTGTATCTTTGGCACTGAAATAACGCAGACGCACCGCTGGGGTTGGAACATCACACGGCTACGGGACATCATTATCAGAAACGGATTCAAGAACCTCAAAATAGAGGACGGCTCAAAGAATCCACGACGGGACTTTAAGATAATTGCAACAAAATGAAAACAGTAGCTATAGCAGGGCATTTTAATCCTTTACATATCGGTCATTTGAAAATGATACAGGAAGCACGCAAGCTAGGTGACAGGTTGTTCGTAATCGTGGCAAACGATGACCAAGCCCGCAAGAAACGCCACAACGTATTCATGCCCGCTACCGAACGCATGGAACTGCTTAGAAACGTGGCAGGAGTAGAAAAGGTTATTTTATCCATTGATACCGATGAGGGCGTATGCAAGACACTGGCACAGGTAAACCCTGACATATTCGCCAGCGGTTGCGATTCCTCTCACCCTGACGCACTCAAGGAACAGGTAGTGTGCGACAAGCTAGGCATTAAAGCCGTCTACAACGTCGGTGGTGACAAGATACGCTCATCATCGTACTACCTGTCGACCTACGTTGAGAACTTCTACACCTTTCCAAGCAAAAAGGTACACGAGATAGAGTTCTTCACGCCTGATTATCTCCCCATTCAAGTAGGAGTGCATGAGCCTAAAAAGGACAAGGTATCAAACTTTCACCGCCATACCAAGATAGCTGAACTGCTCTATGTTGAGAAAGGCAAGATGACCGTTACATTGACTGACAATGACTGGAACGAGCTTGAAACCAAGGTATTGAGGAAAGGCGAAAGCATACTGTTGCTCGGTGGCGGACATAAGGTTGAGATTACCAAGGGTTCAAGGATATTAGAAGTCAAACAAGGTCCGTATGTGGACGACAAGATATGGAAATAATACCAGAATATAAAAAACTAGAGTTAGAATATGCAAAGTTTACTGGTGCTAAGTACGCTGTTTCTTGCAATACTGGCACTGCTGCTCTTCATCTTGCTTTACTTGCAATAGGAATTAAATCGGGAGATGAAGTTATCATGCCAGATTTTACTATGGCTGCGTGTGGTTTTGCTGTCAGCTATTGTGGTGCTACTCCTGTATTCGTTGATTGTGACGATACTTTGTGTATAGACTGGAAACTGATTGAAAAGAAAATCACCAAGAAAACAAAGGCAATAATGGTCGTTCATATCTACGGCAGACTATGCAACATGAAAGAGATACTAAAGATAGCTAAGAAACACAAGCTAAAGGTCATTGAGGACGCTTGTGAGGCTCAAGGAGCGGTCTACCAGTCAAAGGCTGACATCACTTGCTACTCGTTCTACGAGAACAAGATAATCCACGCAGAGGAAGGAGGCATGTGTACCACTGACAACAAGAAATACGCTGACACGATGAACTATTATAAGAACATGTGCTTTAATTTGGAACACAATTATTATCACGAACACATTGGTTATAATTACCGAATGCCCAACTCACAGGCTAAGCTGGCATTGGAATCATTGAATAATATTGCTGATAATTTAATGATGAGAAGAGATTGGGAAGAAAACCTTAATCAATTAAACAAAGAACATAAATGGGGAGATGAAATGCCAAAACGAGATGTTGTTTGGGTGTATGATTATCTTGGAGAACCTCTTAAAGATGTAACAACACGACCATTTTTCAAACCATTGTCTTCATTTCCAATGTACAAACAATACAATAAGAACGATACTCCAAAGGCTCATCACTATTCTAAAATAGGACATTATATTAAAATATAGGTATGAAACAGATTCAATTAGGTGGAAGAAATAATACAAAAATAAAAGGTTATGCTTTGGTTGATGACGATACTTTTGATGAATTAAACCAATATAATTGGTGTTTTGATGGGGATTATGCTTCTCGGTGCATCAAAGAAAATGGTAAGTGGAGAAAATTAAAAATGCACAGAATAATAATGAATCCAGAAAACACCATGCAAATTGACCATATTGATGGCGACAAACTAAATAATCAAAAGAGTAATTTAAGAACGTGTACTAATGCTGAAAACTCAAGAAACAAAAAATTACGCAGTGACAATAAAAGTGGTGCAAAAGGAGTACATTTCAGTAAAAGAGATAAAGTCTTTACAGCTTATATAACCTTTAATAGAAAAAACATTCATCTTGGGACTTTTAAAGAAAAAGAATTTGCAATTAAAGCATATAATGATGCTGCTTTAATGTACTTTAATAAGTTTGCTAATTTAAATACAGTATGAAAACAATAGAAATAATCGGATATGGTGTAGTGGGACAAGGTATGGCAAAGCTCTTTCGTGATAGGTTTGAAGTGGTAATACACGACCCTGACAAGGGATTTAACCGCACTGACCATGATGTGAGACCAGACTTGAGTATTATTTGTGTTCCTACACCTATGGCAGAAGATGGTTCATGTGAAACAGCCTATGTTGAAAGTGCGATAAAGGAATGCAAATCTAAACTTATCCTTATTAAAAGTACTGTTCCACCAGAAACAACTAATAGACTAACTAAGAAGTTCAAGAAAGACATATGTTTTAGTCCTGAATATATGGGTGAAAGTAAATACTACACCCCTTTTTGGAAGTACCCTGACCCAGAGAACGCTGCTAGCCACACCTTTGTTATTATTGGCGGCGACAAGGCTAGTGAGATAGCCAATTACTTCATGAAAGTCATGTCCGTAGATACCGTTTATCATCTCTGTAGTGCCACAGAAGCGGAGTTAATCAAATATGCTGAAAATACCTTCTTTGCCACTAAAGTAACGTTCTGTAATGAGTTTTACGACATCTGCAAGGCGTTTAATGTTGATTGGAAAGGCGTGCGTGAGGGTTGGCTGTTAGACCCACGCATAAACAAAAACCATACTTTAGTTTTTGATGATGATAGAGGGTGGGGTGGGCGTTGCTTTCCTAAAGATACTAATGCAATAATCAAAGCGGCTGAGTTAAAAGGATATGAACCTACTTTATTAAAAGCTGTACTTAAAACTAACGACAAGATACGCAATGCCTAACGTCATATTCTACCAAGTGAATACAGGTGCAAAGGACGATGTGATAAAGCAGGATTATCCCTGTACTCAATTCATTGACACTTATGATAAGTTCAAAGACCCACGCCGTAATTCACGCATACAGAAGATACTTTCACACAAGTACTTCGATAACGAATACACTATATATGCCGATAGCAACATGAAACTGCTCATCTCCCCGCAGGAGCTTATTGAACGCTACATGACAGGCTATGATATGGCACTGTTCAAGCATTCTCGTGGCTGTATCTACAAGGAAGCTCTAGCAGTAGCAAAGTTAAAAATGGACGATATAGAAACTATTATTGAGCAATCCAAGCACTACGAGGATATGGGCTTTCCAAAGGATATAGGCATGTTACAGGGAGGTTTTATCATCAGACGCAATAACGAACGCACCAGACGCTTTAATGAGGCATGGTGGGCTGACTACTGCAGGTACTCACGGCGTGACCAGCTATCCCTAATGCCGGCAATAGACGAGTCAGGTGTTATAGTGAACGCAATAGATTTGGAATGGACAGAAAGCAACGGTATAGCAACGATTGGTGACGTATTGGAAATGAGATTTCACAAGAACTTATCAGGTAATTTTAATGACCCACAAAGACATGTCTAAAGTATTATTTTATAGAAATGATTATACAGCGAACGCAGTCCGACAGGCTGATGACTTGTGGGGTGGCGTAGGAGCATACAGAATTATCTACCCAGCAAAGTATCTCAAAGGACACGAAGTCACTGTTATAGGACAAGGAATTAAAAAGAAAGGCGAAACAGCTGAACAGCAATGGACTCGTATCTTTACGGATTATGATGTCTTTTGGACTACCTACTTCACCGACCCCATGATTGCTTCCGCCATGTTCTACCACCGAGACAAGCTTAAAAAGAAAGTGGTCATTGACTTGGACGACAACTACTTGGACGTTCCCACCACGCACCCTTTATACGACAGGTTCAAGCCTACCAAAAAGGAGCGTGCATACCTTTCAACCATTCTGACGTTTGCTGATGCCATTACCGTGTCTACCGAGCCATTAAAGCAACGGGTAGCAGAACACTTGAAAAAGGTCTACAACAAGGAAATACCTATTTTTATTATCCCGAACATGAACGAGGCAAGTGACTGGAACGTAAAGCCAGCCATACGTCACAAAAAGAAGATTGTCATCGGCTATTCAGGCTCCAATTCCCACTACGATGACCTTGAGATGATGTTTCCCGCCTTGGCGAAGATTATGGACAAGTACCCACACGTTTACTTTGAAAGCATGGGAGCGTTAGGCAAGGAGAACATACAGATATTCAAGTGCTTTAGCGAAGAAGCAAAGTTACGATGTGATATTCTGCCCTCAACGTGGACATTCAAGGAATATCCCAAGCACTTGGCTTCGATGAAGTGGACGTTCGCAATTGCACCTTTGACAGACTCGATGTTTTGCAGAAGCAAAAGCCCGATAAAGTTTTTTGAATACTCGATGTGCCATATACCTGTCATTGCTTCAAGAGTTTACCCGTACTATGTTCCCAATTTCGGCAAGGAAGTCATTACCAATGAGAAGACGGGGTTACTCGTGAAACAGAATGAATGGTATGACGCACTTGAGCGAATGATATTATCAAAAGAACTACGTGATAAGTTGGCAGACAACGCTTATGACTATGTGAAGAACGAATGGCAATATGATTCAAGGTTTAGTGATGCAATAGGCAATGTTATAAAAGCCTTATAAACAAAGGAGATACTGGCGATAAGTGTCAATAAAATACGCTTTTGAAATACAAAGTGTTATTTTTATTTGGTGAGCTTACAATTTTCAGATACTTCATCACAAAAAGCAGGACTAATTCAAGAAGCGGAAAGCATGGTATTTGGCGACAATGCCTACGGACGCATTTCAGGCGATACCAGCCTGTTGGCAACCTTTACCCGCTATCTCAACGAGGCACTCAACCGCATTGCCAACCTGATAATGACTTCCGACGGACGATGGCAGTTTGACGACTCAAACAATACTGATTTCCCTATTGCCACCGCTTCTCTGGGAGTGATTACGGGTTCGGAACAGCAGGACTACAGCTTTGACGTTACCATGCTTCGTATACTTAGAATGGAAGTCATGGACAACACGGGTGCGTGGAACAAATTAACCCCACTTGACGAGAACGACCTGTATGACCAGTCATTGACCGACTTCCTCAAGACCCCTGGGCTTCCCGTCTACTACGACAAGCAGGGAGAATCAATCATGCTCTATCCAAAGCCGCTGGCAACGTCTGTGACAGCCGCAGGAGGACTTAAGGTATGGTTTCAGCGTCCGCCCTCATACTTCGTCACCACGGACACTACAAAGGTGCCAGGCTTCAACTCAATGTACCACCGCCTAGCGGTTACGATTGCCTCACGGGACTACGCCGTGTTCAAGGGACTTTCAATCGCCAATTCGCTAAATGCGTTGGTGCAAGTCGGGGAGGATTCGTTGGTTGAGAACTATGCCCTACGAAACAAGGACGAGCATATCAAATTATCAGCCAAGACCTATAACTGGAGATAGGTATGACTACGTGGAACACTCAATCAAGAAATACCTCATCGTTCACTACCCAGAGTAGAAACACTACTACTTTTTCAACGCAACCACGACCAGGAACAGTGCAGGGTGGCTGGACGTTCAATCAATTACTATTGGAGTTCAACTCTGTTGATGACCCGCTTGGCAACGACCAAGTCATGTTCAATGGCGTAGGCGTAGCTTCATCATGGGCTACAGAGGCAAAGAGTTAATTTATGGTATACCCTAACACAACATTTCCAACAACTCTTGATACTCCTACCAATCCCGTAGCTACTGATACCGTAGCAACCTTTGACCATGCTGGACTGGAGAATTTTCAGAACAATGCAATCAAGGCACTTGAAACAAAACTAGGTGCTGACAGTTCGGCGGTAACAACGACTGTTGATTACAAGCTCTCTGGTGTTCCTGCTACTGATAAGGCAGCATCTAAAACTGGCACAGAAACACTGACCAACAAGACACTTACTTCTCCCGTTATCAACACTGCAATAACAGGTACGGCGTTTGGAACAAACATACCTGCATGGCTCACCACGCCTTCACTGACAAACCTTAATAGTGCTATTACAGGAGATGTTGTAGTTGGTCGTGCCACTACAGATACCCTTACGAATAAGACTTTAACAAGCCCGACACTAAACAGCCCTACACTCACTACTCCTGCTCTTGGTACACCTGCAAGTGGTGTGATGACAAATGTGACAGGATTACCGCTTTCAACAGGAGTAACGGGCAATCTCGGTGTCACGCACCTTAACAGTGGCACTAGTGCTTCATCTACTACCTTTTGGAGAGGTGATGGCACATGGGGAACTGTCACCAATACCCCGCAGATGACATTCTCAACACTGTTTGAAACAGCAGCCCGATTTACCACGACGAGTGGTACGTTTGGAACGAGCGGTTTCGCTCCATCAACAGCAGATTCGCAAAGTATCTTGTTAAATGCAGCGACAAACTTCAATGAGTTCAATGGCAATCCTACTGCGACATGGAGTCTCAACGGCAGCGGTATCAACCCAAGTAGCACCCAAGTAACATTCTGGGCAGTTATCGGTGGGACTCCAATCTATGCAACTACCGCTTCTGTCACAAAGCATATCGGATTCAAGATTGTTTTTCCTGCTAGTAATGCGGGAGCGACAGTGGTCGGAACAGTGGCAGACGGCACTACCGAGGCAGTCACGGGCTCGCTTCTGACGGGTGTTTTAATTACAGACCAGCTTGATTTGATTGTTCAGGTCGGAAGCGGTAGCGTCACCTTTTTTGCACGAGTAAATGGCGGAACGCAGGCATCGGGAACGGTATCAACGAATATCCCCACGGGAACGGTTGGAAGCGGCATCATGTCGATTTCACAAAAAGATAATGGCGGTAACGGCAACTTTGTCGCTGCGGGCATGAGTTATTCACGATAACATGGACGAATTGCAATCATTCCAATCTCAAATAGACGCCCTGCAAAAGAAACTGAACAATCTTTACAGTTCTTCGACTATCGACAGAAACGTGGAAACGGCTTTGACTGAACGATTAAGCAGTTCGTTCTTCGCACAACCTACAGGAACGTCTACAGCACCCACACAGAGCATTGGCATTGCAGCAGTACCTACCAACATCACCGTCCCTGCACAGCCCTCTGGCACGCTCACGGTGACGTACAACGGTACTACCTATAACCTTTTATACAAATAACATGATTGTCTTACCACGCTCACCAAACGCATACTCACTTCCATTATGGAATCAACTGAACAACACCGATGTTCTGGGGTCTATCTATGCCTCATTCAACCTTGATTTGACCGAGAATGACGGTAAGGTGCGTGTGGGAAAGCGAATGGTAGCCAACACTACGTCCGATGATACGGCAGAAATCACCTCTTATCCTTGCGGGTTTACGGCATATGGAACATGCAAGTTCGCCATTGCAGGTGCAGGTGGGACGGGATATGCGTTCAAAAACTCTAATGCCAGCGGGGAATATCCGAGTCTCACTAATTTTTCCAAGATAACAGGCAGCTATACTCCCACTGATGTTGATTCGCTCTATTCAGACATGATTATTTCAAACGGTGCGTTGTATGTGACTGGCAAGGGAACACAGGTCTACAAGACAACCGACACTACTGGGGTGACATGGACTAACGCCACCACGCTTGCCAGTGCGGGTCACACCACCACGCCGCACATGCTTACAGCGTATGCGGCAAGGACGTACATGACTGACCTTAATAGTCAGATAGTCTCATGGGACGCTTCCGATGTTCTTGCCTCAAGCGGTGCAAATACGCTTCAGTTAAGCAACTCTGATGCAAATGTCATTACCTTCATACGTTCCTCATCAAACAGGATATGGATTGGAACAGTAAATACGCAGGGAGGTAAGGGGTATATTTACGAATGGGACGGCACAGCCACACAGACACAGAAGTCATACCGCCTTGAAACAGCAGGAGTATTGTCATGCGTGATTAAAGACGATGTACCGTATGTTATGGACGTATATGGACAACTGCTGTATTGGAACGGTGGTACGTTTGTTAAACTTGCAGGACTCAATCGAATCAACAACCAGCTTTTATACAATCCAGCGGCTTCATCGGGCGTTGGAGCAAACGGCAGATTCATTCACCCTAACGGCATGAGTATCGTGAAAGGCAGAATCAATTTGCTCATCAATGGCACGAACATCAATAATGCTACCTATTTGAATAATACTATCGAAGAAACCATCCCCTCTGGCGTGTGGGAGTATGACGAAACTAAAGGCATGTATCACAAGCACGCTATATCAACAGCTCATGTTGCAGATACCATTACCGACTACGGGCAAATAAAACTCTTTGGCGTGGGAGCGTTGACTGAGATGAACAACTCAAGCACCGATTCAGGTCGTGACGGCACGTTCCTTGCGGGCGTTTCGTACTACTCGAACACCACCACTACGAAATCAGGTATTTTTTACGACAACTCAAACGATAATTTACAAAAAGCGGGATATCTAATCACCCCTAAGCTGATGGCAACTGACCAACAGGGACAGCCCTCTATTCAGAACACTTTTCAGAATATCTACACCATGTATCGCAAGCTCTTGGACGCTAACGACGAGATAAACATCAAGTACCGCAAGGAAGAGATAATCCACACCATTGCCACTGCAACGTGGACTTCCACTACTACCTTTACTACAACGACTGACGTATCGGCTATGGTAGGATATGAAGTAGAACCAATCTTAGGACTGGGAAGCGGCAAGACTTCACACATCACTACGGTGGTAGACAATGCAGGAACGTATACCGTCACCGTGGACGAAACCTACACGGGAGCCACCAGCACTTCGCAAATCAGATTACAGAACTGGAAGAAGATAAGCAGTATCACTTCCGGTCAGGCAACCTACGACCAAGCAGGAATAGGCGATGTGGCAAACTGGATTCAGTTCAAAATCACCATGATATTCACTGGCAAGGACGAATTGGAGAAGCTAATCATTATCAACGCAAACTTTAATCCCGCAACATAACCATGGCATTAACAGCACCACAACCAACATCAATCTATAATCCTTCAGGAAGCTTCAACACTCCCGGTGCAGGTTCGCTGTTCGCGCCAAAGCCATTGTCGCTTACTCCTAACACACAAAATACATCAGCCGTTTCTGGTATTAAACCTAACATTCCAACAGTGCAAGTCCCAGCAGACGGTATTGTAGGTGCGACAAAGACCGTACCTAATCCTTTGTTTACCACTCCAGTCAATACCACGCCAATGGCACATACCGTTGCTTCTACAAATCCTATTGACCTACCTACCAATACCTCCAATGCTCATAACATACTGAAAGCGACTTCTGACGCTGCAATGTCCACTCCTCCTACAACTACTCCTCCTCCTGCCTATGATAAAACAACAGGATTCCTGACAGACTATGGACGCTCACAGGGCATGAAGCCAGTACAGCCAAATGACCCGTCAGGCGGCCAGAACAGCAGTTCGCTGGTGGACAAGTACCTTGGAAACAATAATGCGACAACGACTGCATCAACCAATACTGCGGGGAATGCAAGCAATCCAAGCAATATCAACAATGGCAATTTGATACCTGATACCTCAGGCAATGCCAACAATTCCCTGCTGTCTCAATATCAGGGACTTAACAATCAGTTGGGAACCGAGACGCAGACACGAAATGACCTGAACAGCCAATTCGGTGTAGATAACAAGCAGCAGAACTACATAGACGCGTTCAACCAGTACAATTCCAAGAAGGTATCGTATGACCAGCAGATAGAGAAGCTCTACAACCAGCCAGGCGTGACCCGTGAACAGGCAGACCAGCAGGTGAAGGAGATTTCACGCGAGAACAACGCAGACCTTGCAAACCTTGCCGTGGTAACCCAGGCAGCGCAGGGCAACTACACCACGGCACTTGACATCGTCCAGCGCAAGATGGACGCGCAGTTCCAGCCAGTGCAGGCGCAGATTGACAACCTCAAGTCAATAACCGAATCGCCAAACTCAAACCTTACCGCCAGTCAGAAGTCGCAGATAGATGCCAACATGTTCGCCCTGCAGAACAACCTTACAAACACGAAAAACGCCCTTTCAACAGGAAGCCAGACGCTCATTCAGAACGGGCTGTACACCGCTGATATCGGCAAGCAGCTGGACGCTGCCCAGACACCCGAGCAGGTAAACAGCATCATTTCAAACGCCATGACTGGCGCGGGACTTGCAGACCCTTACGCAGCGGCTACCACGGGACAGCCCAGCGAGGCAAACCTAAGCACCAACGCATCAAAGTACGTTGACCATTCATCCGACGGAATCCCTTACGTTGACCAGGGACGACTTTCGAATATGACCGACGTGATGCGAAACCAGGTATCAAAGGAATATGCCAATGCAGGCGTTCGCGTGCTTGACTCTGCCGACGTTCAGGCACTCGGTACCATTGACGGCGCAAAGCAGGACTTGAACCTGTTCTCTCAGGCGGCTGACAAGCTCCTATCACCGGGTCTTCTTGGAAGAATTAAGGGACTGACAACAAATCAACTAGCCCAATTTACCCAGACAAATCCCGATTGGAGACAGTTTCAGACGCTCCGTTCAGGCATTATCAAGTCCATTCAGGGTATCGCTTCTGGTGCGCCGGGACTTCGCGTAACTGGCGGCGAACTTACTGCTGGCGCAGAGGCGCTGCCTAACTCGGCGGACAACCTTGAATCGGCACAGAAGGCAGTAGACACGTTCAAGAAACTTCTCGACAATAACAGAAACATCCTGTTGCGAGGAAATGCGTCACAGGCAACAAGTGGCAACGCTCCTGGCTCGACGGGTGCTGGCGTAACCAATTCTGCAGGGCACGTAGTATCAGCTTCCTTCTAATGGCAACAACACAGACACAACCAGCACCGCTGGACCCACAGGTAGTGAACCTGGCAAAGGCAATCCGCCAGACCGAGAGCGGGGGCAATTACAGCGCAACGTCCAAGGACGGAAGCTATGGCGCATACCAGTTCCTGCAATCGACATGGAACAACACCGCGCAAAAGTACGGAATAAGCGCCTCATGGAAGGACGCTACGCCGGAACAGCAGAATGCGGTGGCCTACAACCAGATCAAGGAATGGAAGGATGCCGGTCACAACGTGGCGCAGATAGCGTCAATGTGGAACGCTGGTCAGGGCAACCCAAACGCCTATACGGGAACATTTGCAAACGGAAAGCCAGCAGTGGGAACAAACAGTGCAGGCGTGAAATACAGCGTACCCGACTATGCCTACAAGGTTGCGAACGCCTATCAGACTTACAAGAAGCAGAGTGGCGATACCAGCGGCGATACCGCCTACGCAAGTGGCGGACAGGACACTCCACAAGCCGCTACACCGCCTCAGGCACCGTCTGTTGGTGGCTTCCTGGGGAATGTGGCAAGCAGTGCGGGAAACCTCTTAGGAGGGCTTGGAAACGCTGTAATGCACCCTATAGATACGGTTACAAACCTTGCCTCAACCGTTGCTGGAGCTGGTGAGAGTGCCACAAACGCCTTAGGTCTTACTCATGTAAATAACCAGGATACACAAAACTTTCATAATCTTGTTTCTACTTACGGTCAGAAATATGGTGGTAGTTCAATCGGTGAAGTGGTGCATAACATAGGACACACACTCTATACAGACCCAGTAGGAGCAGCCCTTGACCTTTCTACAGTGCTTGACGGTGCTGGTGCAGCATTAGGAGCAGCAGGAAAGATTGCAGACGCTGGCAAGGTTATGACTGCGGAACAAGCTGCAAACTTGGCAAAGACAACCGACTTTATCTCTACAGCCAATGGCATTCTTAAAAGTAGCGACCCTGCTGCTATCAAGGCACTTGCAACACCTGGCACGATGACCAAGATAGCGGATGCGGTAAAGACAGCGGCTCAATACACAAACCCTGTTGCCCCAGTTGCAAATGCAATATCAGGAACATTTAATAAGCTATCAGACCTCACGCAAGCAATTCCTAGACGTATCATCAACAACCTTTTACCGCAACTTAAAAACCCTGAAACTATTGATTATGCTACGAGTAATCTAAAGTTAGGTTCAGTGGACTCGATGATTACTAAGTCAGAATCATCATTAGATGCGTACGATACTAGTATAAAATCAATACTTAATCACCCTGACTATCAAGGAGTAGCTATCAAAGGTAGTGATATTATTCAAAAGACTTTGCAAGAATTCCCTAATTCAGAATATACACCACAAGCAATTCTTGATAAGATTAAAAGTCAGATACCTGGAACAGCAGCATTGGTAACAAAACTTCAAGACAGTGGTCTATCACTTATGGAAGCGAACACTTTGAGACAAGCAATAGATAGAATTACTTATAAGAATATAATTGACTCACCAGAAGTTAGAGCTGGCAAAGAATTAGCAGAAGCGTTTGGAAATTCTTTAAGAAATACTATTAAAGATACTGCACCAGAAACAAAACCAATCTTTTCAAATTATAGAAAGGAAATAAACCTACGCAGAGCACTTGATAATCTATCAAAAAAGCAGGGTCGTGCTTCTGCAATTAGCATGCGAGAGATGGTAGGAGCATTAGGAGCTACTGGAATTGCTGGTCCTATTGCTGGTGTAGGAATGTTAGCAGCAGAAAAATTAGCTGATACTCCAGCAGTTAGAGTTGGTACTGCCAGATTATTAAGTAAAACTGCCGTGCCTACTGCTAAGGCAGTAGCTAAGGGTGTTACCAAGACCGCTCCATTCCTTAAGGAAGCAGCAATGGCTCAAAGAGTTAATTCAGCCAGCCAAACAAACCAATGATAAAACCGATTATGATAAATGCAAATAATCCCATATACCTAAAGCCTAGCATACCCACATTATAAGTAAATTAGTTTATCCCCTTATGGAAAATAAAGAAAACAACAGAAAAATTAAAGTAGAGCAAGCAATCAAGGAAAAGAAAATCATTGACGATACTTCTTTTACCGTATTCCAGATGGTGGAGGACTTGAAAGAGGAGGTAGACGAAAAGATAAAGAAGCTGGAGAAAGACGAATCACCCGATGAGAAAGCGGAAAAGCTTGCCTCAAAGCTGGCAGCTAAGTTCCTTACCATGGAGAAGGGCGACAAGGGGGACACACCAACAGAAGACGAGCTTCGACCTATTATCGCTTCCCTTATTCCTGAACCTCTCAAAGGTGAAAAGGGTGACGCTTACATTCTTTCAGACAAGGACAAGAAGGAGATTGCCAAGTCTATCCCCGTTCCAATCGTTGAAAAGGAAATCATCAAGGAAAAGACGGAAGTTATCAAGGAAGTAATCACCCCGTTGTTGGAGAAGCGTATTGCCTCCGTTGAAAAGACCATTGGCTCACTGCCAGAACAAAAGGAAACAGACCTAAAGCCAATTCAAACAACCCTCAAGAAATTAGAGAAAGATATTTTAGATACTCGAAGCATGGCAGCGAGCAACGCCATGCCTGTTACCACCTCTTTCTTTAACGGACTTCGTGCCAAGAACCTTACTATTACAGGTGCTTCTGCTACCGCAACGCAAAATGGCGATACGGTCACGATTGCTTTGACTGCCAGTGGCGGAGGTTCTGGCACGGTTACTTCCGTAGCAGCTCTCACCCTCGGCACTACAGGTACAGACTTAACCTCAACCGTAGCGAACAGCACCACTACCCCAGTCATCACCCTCAACGTCCCTACTGCTTCTGCAACTAATCGTGGAGCGTTATCTTCAACCGACTGGACTACTTTCAATAATAAAGGTTCAGGCACGGTCACCTCCGTTGCCACAGATGCTACCCTCACAGGTGGTCCTATCACCACTACAGGGACACTCGGTCTCAACCTTGCCAATGCGAATACGTGGACAGCGACGCAGACCTTCTCCAATGCCACCTACTCAGCGTTGTTTACTGGCGGCAACGTCGGGATAGGGACGACGAGTCCAGGAGGTCCCCTGGAAGTTT